ACCATACATGTATCAAAACTGGAGAAATCTCCAGCAATCATATTTAATATTGAAAATTCAGATAAGTGGTCTCGAAATTCCTTCCATTCCTTAGATGTCGGGTTAACACCAACCATACATTCTGTTTCTTTCCAATAACGTCTACAGAACATAATAAGGCCAGGTAAAACACGCCTTGCCGGTACAAGAAATTGAATAGGTGAACCATAAAATTTACGAACTTTTGACAAAGCTTTTTTGATTGGTAATAGTTCATTTACTTTTGAACTAGCTTTAAAGATAGCTTCAGAGCGTTCTCCACGCTTCCAAGCTTCCCAAGCTTCCGTAATTACTTCGTCAACACCAAATTCTGGTTCAAATTCACGCGGTACTTTTGGTAGTGACTCATCTAATGGATCCTTCTTCAATATTTTCTTCTTACTAACATTGAGAGGTACTCCTGCAGATGTTGAATTAGGCATGCCACTTAATCCAAAAACACCAATGCCATCTAAGGCTTCTTGTTGCGAATAAATTTGCATCATTTCAGAATTACCTTCAATATCCTTATCGAATGCATTAAACATATCTTTTTCAAGATCATTCAACGCTAATTCTAAAAGATCCTGTCGATAATGCTGATTTGGATCTTGCAATTTATTCAATGTGATCATCCCTTTCTCAATATCATTGGGACGACTCGGTGGACGCGATTTAGGTTCTCCAAATTCCTCCTTTACACCTTCAAAAACTGTTGGTATATAGGGAGGTCGGGCACGTTCTTCTAATGGTAAGCCATTCTTATGGACTTTGCCAAAATAAGTACAGATTGCCTTTTCTTGTCGACCATCATCACGTAAATAATGTGGTTTACCATCGACTATCTCCATATTCGAATCATGATCGACTCGAACATGACCTTGCGATGATAGAATCATTTGTGGTGTGGTTAAATCCAATTGTTTATACATTTTCTCCAAATTTGGAGCTAATAAACAATTCAACCAACCACGAGTGCTTCCTGCTGCATAACCAGCAACATGGAAACCATAAATGACTCCACGTTCATGATCGATATAAGGTGAACCACATAATCCCGCGAAGGAATTAAATTCTAAATCACAAACATACGGATTTTTCGTAACATAAGTCACAGTAGATAATTTTGTTCCATAAATCAGTCCAGGTTTTTCAACTTGTCCACTGTAATGCATTTCCTTTTTTCCATTAACATGGATATAAGGTTTAATGGCTTGTTTCGAAATTCGTAATTCATTATCACTTGTTTTGTGAATCAGAATAGTTCCTTTGGTTCGCCAGGAGGGGTACTCCGTTGGATAAAAATGAGACATGTCTGCGCCAGCAGGAGCTGATGGTAAATGCACCATACATGTATCATTGTCGTAATCACGAACGATGTGTTTTAAACCTAGGTTTTGATCCTTGGTTTTAGCGGAAGGTAATCCGGGTTGTGTAGTTGTTTCAATATCAAAGGGCATGGATTCAGGAATAATATGGTTGGGTACTAATAATACATTACCACGATACATTGTTCCATTTACAGTTCCAAATATTTGTCCTTTAGATTTCACAACAACAACACGAATTGTCCGTTCAATCGTTCTTGCAATTTCGCTGATGATGTAGTTTTTGCAATATCGGTCATCTGTGGAGGCAAACGCGTGTAACCCTCTTTATAATCACGTTCATCACCGCGGGGACGGTGGTATCGTTTTGGAGGTTCTTGCATTCGCGCTCGAAATGCATCATTGGCTTTATCAAGATAAGTTGTTGTATCTTCAGAAGCAATATCATTAACTGTTCTAAATAATCTAACTATCTTGAAAAAGCTATAAACTACTATAAATGATGCAAATAATTT